CAGGCGGAGTAATACAACACCCAGGGGGGACACCTTATTATTTAAGGGGCGGCAAAGCTATTTTTGTCAGAAAAACAACAGCCGAAAGGATATTTAAAATAACGGGGCGTTCTTTGCCTAAAACTAAGCCACACCCAATAACAATACCACAGCGGCAATACATAGGCAAATCTTTTGCGCTTGAAAAGTCGCTACGGCGTAAAATTGAAAAGGAATTTAGTATATTTGCTAAAACACAACGATAATGGCTAACGTTAAAAAAGACATTTACCTTGCAGTTAAAGCCCGAGTGCTTGACCAGGTAAAAGAAATAAAACACTTCTTACTATTTAACAACCAATTCGACAGGGACAACGAAGAGGAAGCTTTTAGTTATCCTAACGCGTTTTTAGAGTTTGTGCAAATGATTTGGACTAATTCGACTAAGCAACAGCAAGAGGGCGACGTACATATTACCCTTTGGTTAGGGTTTGAACGTTACGAAAAGGAAAGCTTAACGGTATTTGATACAATCGAAAATGTACATAAGGCTTTGCAAGGTGATGCCGTAGGATCACTTTTTACAGGGCTGCAACGTATTGAAGAACAACAGGACACAGACCACGACAACGTTATAATATGGAAAGTAACGTATAGCACACAAATAACAGATTGCGAAACAGACACCGACAGCGGCAAACAACAATTTATAATTGGCGACAACTTAACAATCAACAAAGACCTAGACATTGACAATACAGTTATAAGAACTGGCGACGGGGTATTTTAAAAACTTATAATTATGAACAAAAGCGAAAAAGTAAAAGAAGCACGCAGCGAATTTATTAAGGACAGAATAGATAATAGCGAATATCGAAACAAGAACGTTGAAATAAGCAAACTGAGCCGCGAACTGTTTTTAAGTAAAAGAACTATAGAACGCGACTATAAGAAAAACACAGACACGACGACAGACTAGCGTTAAGACGGGCAAAATAATAATTAGTTTTGCCTTATGGACTTTAAGTACATAAAAAACCAAACAGACAACACAGGCGACATTTTCTTATTTGCACCTATTGGGGGCGGTGGAATTAATGCGCAAGAATTTGTTAATGAGTTACGATTTTTAGACAGTTTAGAACTTGACGAAATTAACGTACATATTAACAGCCCTGGCGGTTCGGTTATCGACGGCTTTGGTATCTTTTCAGCGATACGAAACGCAAAAACACCAGTTAACACAATCATTGAGGGCATAGCGGCAAGTATTGCGGGCATAATTGCAATGGCGGGCCACAACAGAAGTATTGCAGATTTTGGGCGCTTAATGATACACGACCCACACTTTGGGCGTAAGGCTGAAAACGAACAAGAAAAAAACACCCTAGATAGTATTAAGGATAGCATAATAACGATACTAAGCAACAATTCAAGCTTAGACGCTGAAGAAATATTTAACCTTATGACAGAGGAAACATGGTTTAACGCTGAAGACGCCAAGGCGTTTGGATTCGTTGACAATGTATTTAGTACGACAAGGGAAAAAGAAACGGTTAACGAACTTGCGGTTAGCGACATAATGAATATAGCAAGCGAATTGGTAGACACCACACCACAAATAACACATGTTAAATTAACACAAACAGAAATGTTAAATTTGAAGAACCATTTAAGCTTAGACGCTGAAGCAACAGAAATAGAGATTGTTGACGCGGTTAAAGTATTAGAAAATAAAATTAACGAAACTGAAGCGGCACTTACTGACGCTAAAGACGAATTTAAGGAAGAAAAAGAAGCCTTAAACGAAACGGTAACAACACACGAAAACACAATTGACGGACTTAATAACGAAATTGCAACGCTTATAGTTGAAAACGCTATTAATGACGGTAAATTTGAAGCTAAGAACAAAGAAGCGCTTATTGAAAAAGCTTGCGCAGATTTGGAAGGGTTCAAAACGATTGTTAACGCTGTAACTTCGGCGCCTGTTTCAATCAATGCAATGATTGACACAACAGTTGAAGAACCAGCAAAAGTAACGTTTAACGACATGAGCAAAAACGACCCAACAGGATTGTTAAACCTTATGAAAAACGATTGGGACAAGTACAGCGAATTGTACAAAGAACAATACGGCGTTAATCCAAGTAAATAACTAATTTAAGAATTTAAAAAAATCCAATAAAATGGCATTACAACAAGAAGTATGGATTCAAGACATACAAGAAAATTTATTTAAGGGACAAGAATTTATTTCCAGTTCAGTAGATCACAGTGCATTTGTAGACAAGGCAATTGTACATTTACCACAGGCGGGGGCTAACCCAACAGTTGAAACTAACCGTTCAGTTTTTCCAGCTACTATAACTGAAAGAACAGACAGTGAAGCAACTTATGCTTTAAGAAACTACTCAACTGACCCTATCAGATTAAGAAACTTAGACGAAATTCAAACGTCTTACAGCAAAAGAACGTCAATTTTAGGACAGCACACAGAATTATTAAACGAAACGATTGGCGACAATGTAGCGTTTGACTGGGGTATTACTTCAGGTGCTAGAATTGTTAAAACTTCGGGTTCGGCAGTTGGGGACGCTTTGGCGCCAGGTGCAACAGGAACAAGAAAACAAGTTGAACGTTTAGACATTAGAAACCTTGCAAAAATACTAGACAGAGATAATGTTTCAATGTCAGGTAGAATGTTGCTTATGCAAACTGATTTATTTTATCAGTTATTTGCTGACGACGCAAATGTTTCTAGGGATTTCATGAACAAATCAAGTCAAGAGGCGGGCGTAATTGCTGAACTTTACGGGTTTAAAATCATGCACAGACCAACAGTAAACGTTTACGATAATACGTTTACTAAGAAAGCAATTGGGGCGGCTACGGCTATAACTGATGATTTAGGTTGTATCGCTTGGCAGTCTTCTTTTGTATCTAACGCTTTGGGCGATATTAGAGTTTACGCAAACGAAAACGTTGCAGAACATTACGGTTCTATCTTCTCGGCTGAAGTAGAACACGCGGGGGCTATCTTAAGAAGTGATTCTAAGGGAGTTGCTGCACTTGTTCAAACAGTATAAGAACAACTAATTAGTTAAAAATAAAAAGGGGCTAGGCTTGAGCCTTACCCCTTTTTTTTATACAAAAATTATGAAAAAGTTAACAACAGAAGACCTACAAAAGAAGTTTAGCGACTTACTAGAAACAGAAACTTCGATACTTTGCACAGAGGACGGGCAAGCGTTTTATAATACCCCACAGGGTAAAAGCCACGCTTACGGACACGCTGCAAATGTTAAGGTTAAAGTGATAGAAGTTAAAGCGGCTAAAAAAGCGGCTAAGAAGAAAACAACTAAGAAGGACGACAAATAATTTAAGAAATGGCACTTAACGACATTACATTTATAAAAGGCGCGGGCGGTTTAGGCAGACCACTTGCGGGCGAAGACCATATTAGCGGCTTAGTCGCTTGGTTAACAGACGCAAACTTACCTAGTGGGTTTGGAACTTCTGACAGAGTAAAACAAGTTTTTAGCATAGCAGACACAGAAGCGCTAGGCATTATTGAAGGAAGCGCAACGAACGGCGTTTTATGGTATCATATTAACCAATTTTTCAGAATACAACCACAAGGCCAATTGTATATTGGACTTTACGGCGGTGTAGGTGGAACGGTTGCTTATGACGACATAGAAACGGTTCAAGTGTTTGCAGACGGTAAAATTAGACAAATGGCAGTTTATGACGGCGGCACAGTCTTTGCGACTGGTTCAGTAACTAGCTTACAAGCTTCATGCACAACGTTAGAAACAAACCACATGCCACTTAACGTAGTTTACGCGGCTGACATAAGCGGGACAGCAGATTTAAGCACATTACCTGACCTAACAACATTGGCAAGTAAAAACGTATCAGTAACAATAGGCGAAGACGGCGCAGCAGTTGGGGCGGCTTTGGCAATATCTGAAACAAACAGCGTAACCGATTTAGGCGTTATACTTGGGGCAATATCTTTATCAAAGGTTAACGAATCTATTGAATGGGTTGGTAAATTCAACTTTACAGACGGGACAGAATTTAACGTACCAGGATTTGCAAACGGCGACTTAGTAAAAGACAAAGCCCCAGCGTTTTTATTAGCGTTAAAAAATAAAGGTTACATGTTTACACGTAAGCACGTAGGTTTAGCGGGAACGTTCCACGAAAACAGCGCAACAGCTATTGTAACAACTAACGATTTTGCAACGGTTGAAAATAATAGAACAATGGACAAAGCAACTAGGGGGGTAAGAACATTTATGTTACCTAACTTGGCAAGCCCTGTTTTTGTTAACGCTGACG